TTAATACCGTTTTTAAGTACTACCTTGTTTTGTATACTAGAAGGCGGAACCCAGCTAACTTTAAACCTACCTTTTCTATCTGGGTAAAATATAACCTGAGAATCTTTAACCCCGTTAACCCATTGGAAATTACCCTGGGTAATACCTAGAGTGTTTGTCATCTCTTCGTTGTAATCTATCTGCTCATATAACTTGACGAGATTAAAAATACTACCTTTGGTCTCATCCCTAAACGCGTGCTCTGTAGTTCTAGGGAATTGTCTATAGAATTCATTCAAACCATCTGAATCATCTTTTAAACCATCTACTTCATTTTGCCAGTTATCTATTACACCTACATCTATTAATTCACCGCTTGGGTCGAACCTATCGACATCAGGAGTAGTGAAAACTGGAATTCCGAACTCATCAATAAATCCTTCGTAGTTCCATTCCATTGGGATAAACAAAGAGTATAAACCAGACTTTGTCTGGCCATTTCTGTTTCTTTTTGTAACATCTGAAGCATTGTATAATTTTTTAAAGTTTTCACCTCCTTTATCTAAAGCATTTGATGTTGATCCCATCATACACTTACCGATGATTCTAGATCCTAATCTTAAACAAGTTTTTGTAACTCTCCAGTTATTAAGTATATTCTCAGGTCTCTCCCATTTACCAGCCTCATCATGTACTAGTAACGCTAGCTTTTCACCATCATAACTATTGTCCCCTGTGTTCTTCCAGTCAATCGTTGTATCTAACCCTTCTAAGTCTTCTATCTTTTCGTTTGCTGTTATTTTCTTTCTGGTAAACCTCGTAGACGGAACTCTATAAGCAAGTTCTGTTTTCGGGCGATCCATACCATCTTGTATCGGTTTGAAGAAGAACGGATAATTTATACTAATTGGTACAATTTTATCGGTAAACATCTTCTTGGCATCTGCACCTGTTTTAGATAACACTCCAAATCTACTATCACCTGCAAGAGTGGCTAAGTTAACGGTTTCAGCTGATGACATGAAAGAAAATCCAGAACGTCTATTCTTAAGGTAGCACATTCCGTAGCATCTTTTGTCTGCCTTACATGCCTCCCAAAATATAAAGAACAACCTGTTTGCCTCTCTGAAATCCGGTGCTCCAACATCAATCTTGCTCCATTGTAAATACATGTACTGAGTACCGGGTATCCAAGTGGGTTTGCCGTTATTGTTAAACCAAAATCCCTCTTCTCTTCTTCTGAACTCTTCGTCTATGTAATCGTACCATTGTTCTTTTTGATCCTCCGGGTAAGCACGCCAATCAAAGATGTTCTTTAAGCGCTCCAATTCCTTCGGCTGATCAAATCTAACCCATTTTTGTTTCGTGTTGCTATACACATCCTTAGGCACCTTAGGTAGAGCTATGACTAAACCCTGTATTTCTATAATCTCTCCTATCTGACCAGTGCGAGATAACACGATAATATCATGATCTTTATCGTAACCGTATTTCCACTTCTTCCCCTTATTCATTCTAGAGATAGTAGTTCTTTTTATCGGCTCAACCGTTTTAACTAAGTTTTGCTCGTACATTTAATTTAATTTAATTTACTGATACTTTGCGCTTTGATCCACTACAATTACACCAAAATTTACGAACACAGAGGTATTATTTGCCCCAACAATTGCTTCTGCATATAAATCCGTTTTTTCTTCAAAACTTAATGGAATTGCATATGTCTTATTAAACTCAGAGGTACCCGTGGAATCTAAACTTATCTGTTGATGCAGCCTTATAACACCATTTTTTCGGGAATAATACCTAATGTCAGCACTTGTTGCAGCACCCGCACCCTTAACAATAGCTCCAGATAAGTTTGTTAGATATGCTTTATGGTTTCTAGGGACAGTGTATATAGCCATTTGAGTTTGACTTTCCTCAGCTGGTATTGTAGCTAAAGTTAAGCTATCGTCAGAGTTGTTTATAGTTATAACGCCCTCGTTGTATTCGCTCGATCCAGCAGAAGTAACAAAAGCTCTATAAACTCTTAAAAACTCCTTATTACCAGTTACCGCAGTTTGACCACTTAATGTGAAATCTTCTTCTATGGTATCGTAGTTAGCATCAAAACCTTGAACTTTTATTGTTAAAGCTCCAGTAGTACCAGTCCCATTGTCATCAACATCGTTACTTATTATCTTAAGTGTGTCAGCTGAACTTGGGAAGACATACAAACCACCAGCACTCCATATTGTTTCGGGATCTGAACCCGTGTCTATATCTCGATTAGAACCAAACTTATTAATGCCTACATGCTTTGGCACGAGCCCTTTGGCCAATTCTAAGTAAAAATCTAATGTATTATTATTTAATCCCATGTGTTTTATTATTTAGATCTTCCTTCTGCGAATCCTTTAAAGGTTTTCTCCTCAGCTTTTTCAGCCACTTTACCTTCTAATAAGTTCTCTTCTTCTTCTATTCTATTAAGTATTTCAAATGCATCAAATATAGCTAGTTTTTTAGATGCTGCAGCGTTTTTTAGTTTATCAGCTGTTAAGTCATCTTCGGAATCAGTGACAATAGCTTCCTTCGCTACTTTAATTAACTCTTCAACTGCTTTGTGCCCAGCTTGGATTATACTCTTCTTCGTTTCCTTGATGTTCATATTTGATTGTAATAAAATTAGATTTAACTCGATATAGTCTTTCGCCATCAACGATAAACTCGTATTCACTACTTGGGCGAAACCCAACTAGATCGTTTACTTCTACTGTACCATCGGAGAATTTAACGATGCCTTGTAAAGGTTTTTCGGATTCCGTATTGAATTGATCCACTGCTTTCAAGGGCATTACGAAACAATATCCCTTAGGGCAAATCCATTCCCCATCTCTTTTGTATAAGAAGATCTGGTCAGGCGCTATAAAGTAAGTTGTATCATCAAAATAGCTTCTGCTATTCTTTTCAATTCCTTTTACGTTGTGCCATCGTCTAAAAACGTTATGGTGTACCAGTACAGTATCGCCAGCTCGTATGTCAGCATGACCTACCAATGGAGTTGCAGTTACCGTAGCTTCTCTATTAACAAACTCGTGGTTGAAGATCTCAGTGTTTAAAATAAGCTCTCCGCCGTCTAGTTGCTTAGTGTTGTTGTATCTTTCTCCTTTTGGCGTTACAACAAAGTCGTGAACGCTTTTCATTAGTATTGTAGGTTATATTCTACAGAGACAGCCATGTTCTTGTTAAAATCTTTCCAGGGCAAAACATCTTTACCTTTCTTGATATAAACAGAGAACTTGTCGTCTTCTTCTATGATATCACATATAGTATGACCACCATACACTTCTTGCCCCACGGCATAGTGCATGGCGTCATTCTTATAGTTCGCTCCTATAGATATTTTACGAATCAGCTTCGACATCGTAATTTATTGTTCCGTCTTGGATGTTTACATCCACAGTTCCATATTCTTTTTTAAGCTCCTCTTGTAATTCAGCTAACTCATCTTTTACTCCAGCTAGTTGATGTAATACTTCGTGCTTTCTTAACTCCATACCACCAATCTCTATTTGAGCTCGGTTCATAGTGTTAACTGTTTCTTGAACTTTCTTTAACTGCTCATCAGTTATTTTCTCAGGTTTGATACCTTTAAGTTCTTTGATCTTTGCGTTTGTTCCTGTTGCCATAATTTAATTTAATTTAATTTAATTGTTGTTAATTGTTATTCTGGTTCTACTTCTTCTAATTCTACGTTGTTATTTGCGTAACCTGCAAATGTGTGGGCAAATTGCGTATTTGTTGGGGATACTTCATTATCTCCAAATTCATATTCTTCTGTAGTCATTATATCATAAAATACACCGTCATGATATACAGGTGCGGTTAACTCTTCCCCCTCGCTATCTATAGTTGCAGGTATTCTCACTATCTTACCAAGATACACGATTGCCTGTGTACCATTTCTGTACACATCTTGAGTAACTCCTTCTTCAGTTATTACTTCATAAGTACCTTTAGCAAGTAAGTCAGCA